CAATTAATTCTGGTCGTACAGTAAGTGATGTAATTGTAGATGTAAACGGAGTAATCTTTACACCTACAACTGATTATACAATATCAGGAACAACATTAACTTTTGCTGTAGCTCCAGTAAGTGGTGCTGAAATCACGGTTAGATATTTACCGATAAACAGTTAGGAGTTCTAAACAATGGGCTCTATTAAACAAAATTACGCTAACAACGTTCTTACTAATGGTAAGTTTGACGCTACTGATTTAGACGGCGTAATTCCCAATACAAACATCAACGATAATAGTATAGACAACGTTACTGTTTTTGGAACAGCAGGTTCTGGTATACCAAGTGTGGCTAGTGATCCGCCAAGTCCTACAGTAGGTGATGTTTGGTATAATACAACAACAAACGCTTTTAAATATGCTGGCGCTGGTGTTGGAGCTTGGGTAAGTGGAGGAAATTTAAATACAGGTAGATATGATTCTGGTTCAGCATCTCAAAGTAATGCTACAGCAGCTTTACTTTTTGCTGGAGAAACTTATACACCTCCAACAGGTGCTTTAAACACAAATGTAACAGAATCTTATAATGGAACATCTTGGACTGAATTAAATGATTTATCAACTCCTAGACGACAAAGTCCTGGAGGTTTTGGAACTCAAACTTCCGCAATATGTGTAAGTGGAGGTGTACCAAATAGACCGCAAAATGAATCTTGGGATGGAACTTCTTGGACAGAATTAGGAGACATTAATACAGCTAGAAACTATATTACTGGAGTAGGAGTATCTAATACATCAGGATTAGCAATTGCAGGTGGTCCAGGGTTTTTAACAAATGTTGAATCTTGGAATGGAACATCTTGGACAGAAATTGCAGAATTTAGCACAGTAAGAAATGGATCAGGAGGTGCAGGTACTCAAACTGCTGCACTTTTTATTACAGGATATACTGGAACTGTTTCCGTTTCAAATGTTGAAGAATGGGATGGTTCTACTTGGACAGAAATTGCTGATGTAAATACAGCTAGATACTCTCTTGGTGGAGGTGGTAATGTTTCTCAGGCATTATTATTTGGAGGTGGTGCAGCTCCAACTCAAGCACTTACAGAACAATATAATGGTACATCTTGGACAGAATTAGCAGATTTAGCATCGGGACGAGGAAGTGGAAAAGGAGGAAGTTCACCTGGGTCAGCAAGTGCAATTTATATGGGTGGAGATGGTTATGCTGCAAATCCTGCAAATGCTGGATTAACAACTACAGAAGAATGGTCATTACCTGAATTTACAATTAAATCAGTAACAACGGCATAACAATGGGAACTATAAAACAAAATAGAGCAAACAATATTTTAACAAGTGGTAAACTTGATGCTACTGATGGTTTAAATAATAACGTACCAGCTACAAATATAGGAAACGCTTCTTTATCAAATGTTACTTCTTATCCACCAAGTTCTGGTACTGGTGTTTCAAGTGTGGCCAGTGACCCACCAAGTCCAAATGAAGGACAAATTTGGTACAATACAACAAGTGGTGCTTTGAAACAATATAGTTTGTTAACAGGCTCTTGGTCATCAGGTGGAAGTTTAAATACACAGCGTACAACAAGTGGTTTTGGAACACAAACAGCTGCAATAGCAGCAGGTGGTTTTGATTATCCACCTAATTTAAATACGACAGCCGTAGAATCTTATAACGGAACTGCTTGGACAACAGTAAATAGTTTAAATTCTGCAAGAAGGGAAACAGGAGAAGCAGGAACTCAACCTGCTGGATTAGTTTTTGGTGGTATTGGTCCATTTCCATCACCTACTTCTTCAGGTTCAGGAGAAAATGAATCTTGGGATGGTACAAACTGGACTGAAGTTGCAGACTTAAACAGTGCTAGATACCAAAACAGTGGAGCAGGTACTCAAACAGCGGCATTAACTTTTGGAGGAACTCCTTTTCCTGTTAGTGCTGCTACAGAATCTTGGAACGGAACTAGTTGGACATCAGTAAATAGTTTAAATACTGGTAGAAGTTATATGGGAGCAACAGGAACACAAACAGCAGCCATAACAGCAGCTGGAGATACAAACAACCCACATCCAACTAAAGTTGCAAATGTAGAAAGTTGGGATGGAACTAGTTGGACAGAAGTTACTGATGTTAATACAATACGAGCTGGTTTAGCAGGAGCAGGAATTCAAACAGATGCAATTATATTTGGTGGTGGAACACCAGCACCTGGTACAACAGGAAATACAGAATCTTGGAACGGAACAGCTTGGACTGAAGTTAATAACTTAGCAACAGCTAGATCAGCATTAGGTGGTGATGGAACTTCTTCTTCAGCTCTAGCATTTGGTGGTTATCCAGGTTCTTGGCCAGCTACAACAGTAACAGAAGAATGGACACAAGGTTTATCAGTACAAACAATAACAGCGAGTTAATATGGGAACAATAAAACAAAACTTTGCAAACAATATAGAAACTTTAGGTAAGTTTGACGCTACAGATTTAACAGGTACAATACCAGCGGCCAACATTACAAACAGTTCGCTGTCTGATATTACAACTATACCACCATCTACTTCAGGTGGTGACTTAATTCAAACAGTTGCTAGTGATCCGCCAGCGCCAGATTTTGGTGATCTATGGTATAACTCTACTGAACAAAAGATTAAGTTAAAAGTATTAGGAACAGGCTCTTGGGCATCAGGTGGAAATAGAAATAATGCTAGTGGTCAACTAGGAGGATCAATTATTGGAACACAAACATCAGCAGTTGCAGCTGGAGGTAATATTTCGGGAACTTTACAATCAAATGCTGAAACTTATAATGGTTCTTCTTGGACGGAAGGAAATAATTTAAACACAGCTAGAAGGGAAACTTATGCTGGAGGTGTAACAACAGCAGGATTTGTTGCTGGTGGAGATATTGCTTCTAATTCTACAGGTCAAGTCAATAACACAGAAACTTATAATGGAACTTCATTTACGGAAGAGAACAATTTAAATACAGCTCGGAATGCTGGTTCTGGCGTTGGTCTACTTACAGCTGGATTAGCAATATCTGGAGGAACTGGTCCAGGAGCACCTAACTTTGTTAATAATGTTGAAAGTTGGAATGGTACTTCTTGGTCAGAAATAGCAGAAATAAACACAATAAGAATACGAGCAGGTGCTTCAGGAATACAAACATCAGCTTTATATTTTGGGGGTCAGGGGGGTATTCCAGCTCCTGGAGCTCAAACATTAACAGAAGAATGGAATGGTAGTTCTTGGACTGAAGTGAATGATTTAAATAGTGCAAGATCTTATGTTGGAAGTGCTGGAACATTGTCAACAGCAGCATTAATTTTTGGTGGAAACAGTGTTAATACAGAATCTTATAATGGTTCCTCTTGGACGGAAGTTAATAATTTAGCAACATCACAATCCGACAATTTTGGAGTTGTTTCAGGAACAAATACATCTGCATTAAGTTCAGGTGGTGAAACTGCTCCGATTGCAAGAACAGAAGAATGGACAGTTCCTATAAGTAATCAATCAATTCAAGGTAGTTAATAACTACTAAATATTATTATGAGTAAATTGGAAGACAAAGTAAATGAGATTTTGGGTATTGAAAAAAAAGAAAATCCCATAACTACATCAATACAAACTAAAGAGTTTAAACCTTTAGTCCCTCGTAAAGAAGAAAAAGACAAAGCAGACGTAGATAACGACTACAAGTATAGTAGAGAAAACTATTATAATTTAATTGAACGTGGACAAGAGGCAATCGAAGGCATACTTGATGTTGCTCGTGAAGGACAACACCCAAGAGCTTATGAAGTTGCTGGTGCGTTAATTAAAAACGTTGCGGACACAGTAGATAAACTACAAGACTTACAAAAGAAACTCAAAGATTTAAAAGAGTTACCAAAAACAGCAAGTGCCAACATTAAAAACGCTTTATTTGTAGGCTCTACTGCTGAATTACAAAAAATGTTAAAGGGTAAGAATGAAGATATTAAAGTCAAAGACATCACACCCAAACAAGACAATACTGAAGATAAGTGATTTAGATTATATTAAGTATTATGAACAACATAATACTAAATTGACTTCTGGTGTTGAAGATATAAAAGACATTATGATTAATCCTATTGAGGTACAAAAACATACAATAAGTCCAACAACACGTTACGGCGCCAATGGAGTAGTCTATAAAGAAAAACTATATACTATATTAAAAGGTAATCAAAGAGTAACACGAGCAAAACAGCTTGGGTATACTCACATAGAGGCAATAATAAATGAGTAACGATGCGTATTTAGGTAATCCAAATCTGAAGCGTGTAAACACACCTGTTGAGTTTACAAAAGATCAAATCGTAGAATACCAAAAGTGTAGCGAAGATCCGTTATACTTTATGGAAAACTATGTACGTATTGTATCGCTTGATGAAGGTCTTGTACCTTTTAAGATGTATGGTTTTCAAAAAAAGATTGTACAGACAATACACGATAATCGATTTACAATTTGTAAATTACCTAGACAATCAGGTAAATCAACAACAACCATTTCTTATCTTTTACATTATGCTTTGTTTAATCCAAATTCAAACATCGCTATACTTGCGAACAAATCATCAACTGCAAGAGATATATTAGGAAGACTACAACTTGCTTATGAAAACTTACCAAAATGGTTACAACAAGGTATCATCAATTGGAACAAAGGTAATATAGAGTTAGAAAATAAATCAACAATTGTGGCAGCGGCGACTTCAAGTTCCGCTATTCGAGGAGGTTCATTTAATATCATATTCTTAGACGAGTTTGCTTTCGTACCAGCGAATATAGCGGAGATGTTTTTCAGTTCAGTTTATCCTACTATCTCATCTGGTAAAAATACAAAGATGATTATTGTATCTACACCACACGGTATGAATCAATATTATAAATTATGGATAGATTCAATTAATAAAAGAAATGATTATGTTCCTATAGAAGTACATTGGTCAGAAGTTCCAGGACGAGATCAAGCCTGGAAAGAAATGACGATACGAAATACAAGCGAAGAACAATTCCAACAAGAGTTTGAGTGTGAATTTTTAGGTTCAGTCGATACCCTTGTCTCACCAGCAAAAATTAAAAACTTACCTTATTTTGATCCGATACAATCTAAGAACGGATTAAAGATGTTTAAGAAACCAGAAAAGGGAAGACTATATGCGTGTACAGTTGACGTAGCAAGAGGAACAAATAAAGATTACTCTGCGTTCATTATCTTTGATGTTACAAAAGAAGAAAATAAAAAGATACCTTATGAAGTTGTTTGTACTTACAAGAACAATGAAGTTAAACCATTTGTCTTTCCAAATATCATATCTCAAACTTGTAAAGCATATAATGATGCTCACATACTTGTAGAAGTCAATGACTTAGGACAAGCGATCTCTGAAGCGATGCATTATGAGTTAGAATATCCAAATATCTTAATGACTACTCAAAAGGGTAGAGCAGGTCAAATACTTGGTGCGATGTATTCAGGTAGGGGTACTTCGTTAGGAGTAAGAATGACAAAACAGATTAAAAAGGTGGGCTGTGCGAATTTTAAGACGCTTATAGAGGGGGATAAGATACAAATTAACGACTTTAGTATCATAGAAGAAATATCGACATTTTCACGTAGAGGTAATAGTTGGCAAGCAGAAGAAGGTTGTAATGATGACTTAGTAATGTGTTTAGTTATCTTTGGGTGGTTATCAAATCAACCATATTTCAAAGAGTTATCAGATATGAATATACGAAGTCAGATGTATATGGAACAACAAAAACTCATTGAACAAGATATGGCACCTTTTGGATTTATGGACGATGGAATTAATAGCGATCCTATGAATGAGGAAACGGTAGATGAATATGGTACACGATGGTTCCCTGTCGTCTATAAAGGTCAATAAATCTTCAATTTTAGGTTCTTATAAATATCTAAATGATAAAAAGTTTGACTATGGGCGTAAGAAAACTTACGAGTTTTGAATAACAATAATTAGCTAATTAAAGAGGAGAATAAACCTATGGCTTTTCAAGTATCACCAGGGGTTCTCGTACAAGAAAAAGACTTAACTAGAATTATTCCTGCGGTATCAACTTCTATTGGAGCTGTTGCGGGTCCTTTCAACAAAGGTCCAGTCGGCGAAATAGTAGCAATATCCAGCGAACAAGAACTAGTAGATACTTTCGGTAAACCAGATTCAACAAATTTTGAATATTGGTTTTCTGCCGCAAGTTTCCTACAGTATTCTAATGCTCTTAGAGTTGTACGAACGGAGAACACCTCATTGACGAATGCAAATACAACTGGTTCAAGTGTATTGGTAAAGAACGTTGATGATTACGAAAACAATTACGCTTCAGGACAGGCCAACGTTGGACTGTTTGCAGCAAAAACGCCAGGTGCGTGGGGAAACAACTTATTAGTTGCAACTTGCCCTAGTGCTACAGCGTTTGAACAAACATTAACAACATCAAATCAAGTTGACGATACATTATCAGTTGGTGACACAACAGTTACAGTTGATGATGGTACAGCATTTAACGTAGGAGACATTATTGAATTTTCTACAACTGCTGCACTTACAGACTTTGATTCTGGTGATAAGTATAGAATAACAAACATCGCAACAAATGACTTAACAATCGTTCAACACCCAAGAGGTGCTGGTGGATTAAAAGTTGCTGTTGTAGATGATGCAAGAATAAAAAGAAGATGGAGATATTACGATTCAGTAGATGGCGCTCCTGGAACTTCAACATATGTATCTAATAGATCAGGTTCAAATGATGAAATCCACGTTGTAGTCGTTGATGAAGACGGTGGTATTTCTGGTACACCAGGTGAAGTTATTGAAACTTTTTCAAAAGTTTCTAAAGCGGCTGACGCTAAAACTCCACAAGGTGATGACAACTACTATGTAAATGTAATTAAAAATAGATCAAATTACATCTACTGGATGGATCACAACTCATCAGGTTCAAATTGGGGTAGTAACGCAAGTGGAACAACTTTCACTGCTGTTAACACACCAACAAGTCAATCATTGAGTGGTGGTGCTGATGGTTCTTCAGTAACAACTGGTCAACTAAAAACAGCGTATGAATTTTTCCAAGACGCTGACACAGTTGACGTAGGATTGATTATTGCTGGTCCAAGTGGTTCAACTACACACGTTGATAATCTAATCACAATTGCTGAAAATAGAAAAGACGCAATCGTGTTTTGCTCTCCACAAAGAGCTGATGTAGTAAATGTAACAAACTCAAATACACAAACAACTAACGTTATTGATTTCTTTGATAACATTAGATCATCAAGTTATGTTGTATTTGACAGTGGTTACAAATATACTTACGACAGATACAATGACGTGTATAGATTTGTACCTTTGAACGGTGATATGGCTGGTTTATCAGCTAGAACTGATCTAATTGCAGACTCTTGGTACTCACCTGCTGGTTTCAACAGAGGTATCGTAAGAGGTGTAGTTAAACTTGCTTATAATCCTACAAAATCACAAAGAGATCAATTATATCCAAAACGAGTTAACCCTGTAGCTACATTCCCTGGACAAGGTACTGTACTATTTGGTGACAAAACTGGATTATCATCTCCAAGTGCATTTGATAGAATAAACGTAAGAAGATTGTTTATCACTTTAGAAAAAGCAATTTCTACAGCTTCTAAATTCCAATTGTTTGAATTCAATGATGAATTTACAAGAGCGAACTTTAGAAATATTGTAGAGCCTTTCTTACGAGAAGTACAAGGACGTAGAGGTATCACAGACTTTTTAGTAGTGTGTGATGAAACTAACAATACAGGTGATGTTATTGATAGAAATGAATTTGTAGCAGAGATATTTGTTAAACCTGCTAGAAGTATCAACTTTATCACATTATCATTTGTAGCAACCAGAACTGGCGTGGCTTTTGAAGAAGTCGCTGGCGCATAATAGTAGAGGAGAATAAAAAATGGCAAACATTAATGACTTCAAAGCTAAACTTGCAGGCGGTGGCGCTCGAGCCAATCAGTTTAAGGTAGTAATGCCTTTTCCTGGTTACGCACAAGTTGGTGGCGAAATAGAAGACCTAGCGTTTTTATGTAGAGCTGCAGCAATTCCTGCTATGACAGTCACAAATATAGATGTGAGTTTTAGAGGACGAGCTGTTAAGATCGCAGGCGATAGAACAATTCCAAATTGGACTATCACTGTATTAAATGATACAAACTTTAAGTTAAGAAATGCTTTCGAAAGATGGCAGAATGGTATTAACAATATGACTGATAACGAAGGATTAACAAATCCTGTTGATTATCAAGTTGATGCGTTTGTAGATCATTTAGATAGAAACGGTAATACAATTAAATCATATACTTTAAGAGGTGCATACCCAGTAAATTTAAGTGAAATTGCTTTAGACTTTGATGAAAAGACTGAAGTAGAAACTTTTACTGTTGAGTTTGCTTACCAATACTTTGAAACAAATACTACAACTTAATATTTAATTTAGAGGGCGACCCTTAAAAGTCGCCCTTTTAAAACTTGTATAAGTAGTAGTTAAAGGAGACATATAATGGCTGAATTATTCGGATTTAGTATTACTCGGGTCAAACAACAACCAGATCCAAAACAAAGTTTTACTACAAGACAAGCAGATGACGGTACACAAACTGTTGCTGCAGGTGGTTACTTTGGTTCGTATTTGGATATGGAAGGTACTGCCAAAACAGAGCAGGACTTAATTAGAAGATACCGAGAAATAGCTATCCACCCTGAGTGTGATATGGCAATAGAAGATATTGTCAATGAAGCAATCGTAGCAAATGAATTAAAAGATGCCGTAAGAGTAAATGTAGATGATTTACCTTATGGAAATGAAATAAGAAGAAAAGTAGAAGATGAATTTAAAGAAGTATTAAAACTTCTTAACTTTAATACTAGAGGACACGACATTTTTAGACGATGGTATGTAGATGGTCGTATTTACTATCAAAAAATTATTGATAGAGAAAGTCCAAAAAGAGGTATTACGGAATTAAAATATATTGATCCTCGAAAAATTAAAAAGATAAGAGAAATCAGAA